AATGGAAGTATTTAAGACTGGCGGAAATTTCCACAGCAGTATTGCCAAATTAGTATTTAATTTGCCTTGTGAGGCGGAAGAAATTGCAGAATTCTATCCGACACAACGACAAGCAGCCAAGGCTGTTACTTTCGGCATCATGTATGGTGCTGGAGCAAATAAAATATCTCAGCAAGTCACAGCTGACTCGGGGAAACCCTTTACTAAGAGTCAGGCTCAAGAAGTTATTGATGATTACTTCAAACAATTCCACAAACTCAAGAAGTGGATAGACCTATCTAGTAAGTTTATTATGGATAATGGATTTATCTATGGTGCTACAGGTAGAAAGAGACGACTACCAAATGTTAAGTCTGATAATCAAGGAATACAAAGTCATGAGGTTAGATCAGGCATGAACTTCTTAGTTCAATCTGTAGCCTCTGATATAAACTTACTAGGTGCTATTGACATGAATGCTTTTGTAAAGAGTACTGGTATGAAGGCAAGAATCTTTGCTCTAGTACATGACTCAATTTTAGCAGAAGTACCAGAATCAGAAGTAGAAGCATACTCAGAAAAGCTACAAGAGTTCATACAACAAGACAGAGGATTCAGTATCCCAGGAACTCCCGTAGGTTGTGACTTTGATGTTGGTGATGACTATTCCTTTGGAAAGTTTGAAGCCAAGTATGATTTATGATAAAATAACATTCCCTATATTTACCCTGCATACAGATGAAATAATGTTTGTAGATGGTATCTTATGGATAGAAAACCAAGTACTAGACGATACGAACGTAAAGGAAAAGACTCTAGGACTGAGAAGATTAAAGAGTCCGATGAAGAGTATATACCCTCTAAAGTCTATGATTACAGATGTAAGGTCTTACCTTCAACATCAGGGCAAGTTTTATATAGATACTAAAGGAAGATTCTTTAGAAAGATTAAGACAGTAAAAGCTAAGTTAAAGTATCACAAAATAATAAAAATAGAAAAGAAAGATACAGCAAGTGTACTCTGGGTAAAGGATTGTAACTATCCCTTTACTTTAGAAAGACCTCTTGCTCCTTCTGAGGCTTGGGTAGGACTTCTTTACAGAGGTAATATGCCTTGGCTAGTGTATGATACAAGTGAAGATAAGAAGAAGGATACTTGGAGAAAAATATGAAAGCAGTTATAAGTGATAGAATTTATTTGGAGTTACTTCCTGCTCAACAGAAAAAGATTGACGACGAACTTACGTATGCCATACCCTCGTTTAAGTTCGGTGACCCACCACTCATTATAAAAAATATGGCAATGATAAGACAGGGACTAGTAGCAATACCGGTGGGCAGAATTGACCTAATCCCCGCAGACCACGAGGTTATAGATAAGAGAGTACTAAAGCCAGTAGACTTCCCCGAGTTTAATTTGACACTAAGACCAAGCCAACAGTCTGTATATGACGAAATTGGTGACGGCGGCATAATTAACGCTTGGGTAAGTTGGGGTAAGACATTTACAGGTCTTGCCATAGCTCAGAAGCTGGGTCAGAAAACACTAGTAATAACCCATACTTTAGCTCTAAGAAAGCAGTGGGAAGATGAAGTAAAAAAAGTTTTTGGAATCACGCCTGGGATTATAGGTAGTGGTAGATTTGAATTAAACAGTCCAATCGTCATTGGGAATATACAAAGCCTGTATAGAAAGATACCTGAGATTAGACAAGAGTTTGGCACTCTCATACTTGACGAAATGCATCATGTTAGTAGTAAGACATTTTCTAGAATAGTAGACAAAAATTGTGCTAGACATAAGATTGGACTGACTGGAACGTTACAAAGAAAAGATGGTAGACATGTAGTCTTCCGTGATTACTTTGGAAATAACGTCCTAAAACCACCAAAGGAAAACTTTATGATGCCTAAAATTCATATCTTACCGATACCGATAAGATTCATGGATGGCAATAGTATCCCTTGGGCAAACAGAATCAATGAGTTAGCTTACAACCCAGAGTACCAACATTCTGTGGCTATGGCGGCGGCATCATATGCTGCCAAAGGTCACAAAGTGCTAGTGGTATCTGATAGAGTAGACTTCCTCAGAAACTGCGCGGAGCTCACTGGTAGTAACGCAGTTTGTGTGACGGGCTCCGTCCATCACGAAGATAGAGCAGATATAATCAATCAGATTTTTGGGGACAAAGACATTCTCTATGGGACACAGTCTATATTCTCAGAAGGCATTTCTTTAAATGTTCTAAGCTGTTTGATACTTGCTACACCAGTAAATAATGAGCCTTTACTTACACAGCTCATTGGAAGAGTAATTAGAGACTACAAGGATAAACAACAACCTATAATAGTAGACATAAATTTAATCGGAAAAACCGCAAAGAGGCAAGCTAGTTTACGACTAGGATACTACCTGAAACAAGGTTATGAAATATCAACCCTATAAGGACCTCCGAAAAATACTACTTGACATGGGTTTAAAAAATTGTTATAATATATGATAAAATATAATTGGGAAAAGATAAATAGTGAGACCAATGGAGATTCTACTTCAATACTTACTATAGTTCATTTATTAACGTACAAAAGAATTCCTGCCAGTAGGAAAGATAAAACATACAAATACTTCGGAAAAAGTTTTGTAGGGGATAGCTTTCTCGTCAATCCAAGGCAACTATTAGCAGAAAGGAATAAGTATAGTAATAAAGAAGCAGCAGAGTATATTGCTGTAGCTTCATACCGAAACTATTTTAAATACCAACAAACAGGGGAGACAACACTAGAGTTGATACATCTACCTGTTACGACAACGATAGTAAATCGCAATAGATTGCTTCGGATAGATAATGGTCTAGTACACTTTCTATTTGAAGATAACGCTAAATGGAGAACATAATGGCACTAAAATTCGGAGAAGCACAGGGGAGTGCAAAAAAATCCTCAATCGACCAGTACACTTACAAAGAAGGAGATAATATCTTCAGACTAGTAGGAGACATACTCCCGAGGTATGTTTACTGGATTAAGGGAGAAAATGGCAAAAATATTCCTATGGAATGTCTAGCTTTCGACCGCAACACAGAAACATTTAATAACAAGGAAAAAGATTTCGTAAGAGAGTTCTTTCCTGAGTTGAAATGTGGGTGGGCATACGCTATTCAAGCTATTGACCCACAGGATGGCAAGGTTAAAGTTGTCAATCTAAAGAAAAAACTAATGGAACAGATCATGGTAGCCGCAGAAGATTTAGGCGACCCGACTGACCCTGAGACTGGTTGGGACGTTTGTTTCCAAAGAGTTAAGACTGGACCAATGGCATTTAATGTCGAGTACAGACTACAAGCACTTAAGTGCAAACCTAGACCTTTAACAGAAGCTGAGCAAAAAGCTTGTACTGACCTTCGTTCTATGGACGACGTTCTTGCAAGACCTACTGCAGATGCACAGTTAGAGCTTCTACAAAGAGTAACACAACCATCTGGCGCAGAAGCACCATCTGATGTGGACTCAGAATTCAGTATTAGTTAAGGAGTAAAGTATGAATCATAGAACTATTGGAGACTATTTTCCAGACTTTCATGCCCAAGGCGTAGACGTTGATAATACAATTATTGATGTTGATGTATTGGACAGTATGTGGACTGTTGTATATTTTTACCCAAAAGACTTTACATTCATATGCCCTACTGAAATTTCAGATATGGACAAATTAGGAGTTGATGCCGATGTACTCGGCTTCAGCCCCGACAATGAATACTGTAAGTTGGCTTGGAAAGAAAGCAACGCACTAATAAAGGATATTCAGCATGTTTTATGTGCTGATGCAGGCGGAGAGCTTGCTAAAGAATTAGGTGTTTATGACTATGAAAATGGAGTTCCTTACAGAGCTACATTTATAATAGACCCAGACCACGTAATTCAACATGTATCAGTTAACGCACTAGATACAGGCAGAAATGCAGAAGAAATCTTAAGAACACTTAATGCCTTACAGGCTGGTGGACTTACAGGTTGCGGATGGCAACCTGGGGACGACTTCGTAGCGTGATATTATTTACAGCAGACTGGCACTTAAAGCTAGGTCAAAAAAACGTACCTATGGCATGGGCATGTAGTAGATATAAGTTATTTTTTGAAGCTATTCATGAGCTAGAAGATAACAAAGATATTACTATGCACATTATAGGTGGTGATTTATTTGACCGAGTACCTTCAATGGATGAGCTTACACTATACTTTGACTTTGTCAGAGAAGTAACTATTCCTACTATCAT